CTGTTTGCGTCACTCACGGCATGGCTGGGCACAAATATCGCACCAGAACTTATAGGATTTGGGCGAATATGAAAACAAGGTGCCTAAATGTAAATAGTCCAGCCTATAAGGACTACGGCGGTAGAGGCATAACAATCTGCGACCGATGGAAAGATTCGTTTGAAAATTTCCTGAAAGACATGGGCGAGTGCCCCGATGGAATGTCAATTGAGCGAAAGAATAACGATCTGGGATATTTTAAAGGCAACTGCCAATGGTCCACCGCCAAGCAGCAGGCGAATAATAGGCGAAGTAGCTGCAAGCTGGAAATTGGTGACATTTCAAAAACGGTCGCGCAGTGGTCTGAAATATCTGGCATCGGAAGCTCAACAATAGAGTTTAGGCTGAAGCGCGGCTGGAATGCCGAGAAGGCGGTTTACACTCCAGCCCGCAGCACATCTATTTAATGATTTTATGCACAACCATCCCGCATTTCCTTGTCCCGTTGGCCATATCGAATGCAGCCATCCGACAGGTATGACGTTGCGTGATTATTTCGCGGCAAGCGCGATGCAGTCGCTCATCTCACTCGCGAGCAAGGATGGCGCTAAGAAGTTCGCAGACAGGCCGCAGACGTTCCGTGATATGATTGCCGAAGGCGCATTCCTGATGGCCGACGCCATGCTCGACGCTCGCGAAAAACAATCACCCACAATTTCAAAATCCACTCTCCCATGACCGAAAAACTATTCCAAATCACCGGCCACATTCGAATCGTCGCGCCTACTGCTAAAGCCTGCGACGAATTGGCCACTCAAACTCTGGCGCGAATCAATCTAGTCGAACCCTGCGCCCATCTCGAAGTTGAATCTTCGCGTGAGGAGCCTACGAATGGCGGTCACATCGTCCACACTTTAGTAAACGCAACACGATAAAATTATGGCTGAACCACGCAAATATATTCCCAAGTGCAACGCACGCTCCCGTCAGACTTCCTTCGGTGAAGTCTTAACCATCGGCTTCGATGTCAAAGAATTGATCGCCTTTGCCGAGGCTAATAAAAACGAACGCGGTTTTTTGAACGTCTGCGTCGTGCCGCGAAAGGAGCCAAACGAATTCGCAACCCATTCGGTCTACCTTGATGAGTTCAAACCCGGCCAACGCAGCGGCCAGCAACAATCCGCACCTCGTCGTCAAGCACCCGCACCGCAGCCGCCTGTGGACGACAGTCAGCCACCTTTTTAAATCGACAGTATGCCATCTGTCACACCTTATCCCGAACTCACGGTTTACAAAGTCGCCGTGGATTTTAAAACCCAGAAGCCTGTCGTTTGCTCGGAACTCGTATTCGACAAGGGCGGCAATTGCTACTGGGCCAAGAACCGGATTACTGGACGAGCGTTTGGCTGCAACCAGAGGCTTTCAAAGTTTGAATGCTTCACGAGTCCCGCCGTCGCAGTCAAACACTTCGCGAGCATCGAACGCGCAAAGGCCATCGACCTTCGCAGACAGGCTGACGAGATGGATGCTATGGCCGCAGCCGCAGAGGCGTTACCGCTGTGAATATGCGCGTCCCGAATCTCAGGCAACGAGTTCGTGATGGTGATCTAAACGAAGAACAGGCTGACGAAATCACGGAGCGTTATTGGGATCGTGAACGTGACATTGATACGGATAGGAAAACTGAACAAAAAGAAAAAGATTATGACAAACAAAACTAAATCGGTCCTAGTTGGAGTTGCGACCGCAGGGATGGCTTACTAGGAAACTTTATGACCCTCAACCGCCAAAAACTTCTTAACGCCCTGAACTCGGTCGCCGTCGCGCTGTCGTCCAAGGGATCAAACCCGTACGGCTCGTTCGTGCTTCTGACAACTTTAAACGACACTCTGACCATTACCGCCGACTCTATCGACATTCGCGCCGAGGCTACGATTGAGTGCCCCGAGTCGAAACCTGGTTCGCTTCTGGTCAGTCACGCCAAGCTGGTTGCGCTGCTAAATCGCAATGTTGAGAATGTGGAACTTGAGGCCGTTGGATCGCAGCCCGATAAATTTACCTACGAACGCCTCAAAATTACGGTCGGAGGTTCCACGTCTCTTATTCCACTGATGCCAGCCGAAGCCTTCCCGGCCCCGCGTCCTGACGAAAATCAGAAAGCCTTCGTGATTCTCGACAACGCCGCGTTTACAAACTCGCTGACCGTTGTTTGCCCTTTCGCAGGAAACGGCCTCACGCACGCTTGGGACATCGCCCTGTCGATTCAAGACGACGGCAAGGACATGCTCATGCTCGCTTGTGACGGCAAGCAGTTCGCGAGAATCGTTCAGGCAACTTCAGGGACGCCGTTCTCGCTCGCAATACCGGCCAAGATTATTCGCAGCATCGTCTCCACGGTTGCCGCCAGTGAATCTCTGACCATGGCCGTGTTCGATAAATCTGTGCGCTTTGAACTCGACGGGTTGACGTTGCAGCTTCGCCTTTGCGATCTGCAATATCCCGAGAATGTGCGCCAAGTCTGTGAGCGCATGGACAAGGGTTGCAACCACAGCGTCACCGTGGACCGCGCCTCTCTCGTCTCCGAACTTCAAATCGCCTCGGCACAGGTCGAGCGCGACGAGGACGGAGTGGGAATCTGCATCACCGAAAAGCCGCAAGCCTTGACCGTTTACGCGAAGTCAAAGTCGAGTGCGGAACATTCGGCCTCCATCGAAACAAAGGTCGCTGTGGGGCTGGAGAGACGGCGAATCAACGTCCAGAACGTCGTGGCCTACCTTCGGTCCCTGGATTGCGAGCGCGTCAGGCTTTCGTATGAACCAGAGTGGGTTGAGCCGGGTTGTAAACTGACGCCGGAATTCGCAAGCGGGATTTCTGGTTACTTTGGTTTTTTCAGGACGACATGAACAAAACTCTCAAAGAGATTCCCGCAGGCTGGAGACGCGAGCTGGACGGCTCTTACTCGCCGCCGCCGAAAACAGCCAAGCAGCATAACTGCGCCAGCGGCGTAGGCGAGGTCACTTTAGACGCAGGTAGTAAGGTGGGGCGGGAGTCAGGCAACGCCGTTGACTTTCCTGTAGTAACCAAACCTACCTGCGTCGGATTTACAGAACGCCCATCTCGCATGGAAGATGCGCTGAACAAGACCGAGAAGCGGTTCTTGGCAATCCTGCGCGGACGCCATGCCAACGTGCGTATTCAGGCCATCACGCTGCTTTTGGCGGATGCCTGTCGATACACAGCAGATTTCTCAGTGACGACGCCTGAACGCCTCACGTTTTACGAGGTTAAGGGCGGATTCGTCAGAGAGGACGCTTGGATCAAACTCAAGACCGCAGCACGGCTGTACCCAGAATTTACGTTCATCATGGCCCAATACAAGGGCGGAAAGTGGACGGAGAAAGAAATCAAACCATGAGCTATAGACCGATAACGGATGTATGGATATTGGGGCGTCCTAAAACGAAGTATTATGGTGCCTTTCCTGCTGGCTTCCTGAAACGTGCCCGTGTTTTGCTTGGAGCAACCCACGACGACCCCGTGCTTCATGTGTGCGGCGGAAAAATTCGTGAATACAAATGCGGTCCAGCCTGCAAGCCTGGTTGCGTTCACGGGATCGGTGGATGGGACAAGACGCTCGACCTAGACCCGGCGTGCAATCCAGATTTTCTTCAAGATGCGCGTGAGACTTTTCCACTCTACCGAAACCACGAGGGCTATCTCGTCGAATGGAAGGCTGTATTGATCGACAGGCCGTACACGGAACCAGATGCCGACCACTACGCCCCCGGTCGCACTGTGCTGCCAGAAGCCAACCTGCTAGTCAAAAACGGGATCGCAGCGGTGGATATTGGCGGCAGGGTTGGAATTCTTGACTACGTTTGGCCCATGCCTCCGAAGAACGCTCGCGAAGTGGCAGTAATAGCGGTGGGCACCGGCAGAAATAATCGCGCACGATGGTTCACCGTCTTCGAGCGCATCTCTTAAATTCAAATCTATGCAAAATCCAAAACCAAAAGTAATCCAACCGGAGCCGACAATCGCGGCTGAAATCATTGCCACAGCAATTGTGGATATTGCTCAAGCGATGAAGGCGATCAACAACACAAGGCTGACCCGCAAGGCCATCGTCGCGCTCATCCAAGACCAGAGCAAGCTGTCTAAAAACACCATCAACATTGTCCTTAACAACCTGAACGACTTGGAAAAAGACTGGCTCAAACCCGCGCAGTAAGAAATCAAACCATAAAAATATGCAACTAACCATATCACCTAAACCTTGGCACACGATCCACAACCCGGACAACACCGTGACCATTCGCGATAATTCGCAGAAGGAAATCGGCGTCGTCAAAAACTGGCGCGACGCGGAGATGATTGTTCAATGCGTCAACGGAACTCCCGGAAGTCTTTTTATCCAAGACAATCCCGTCACGCCCGAACAGCAATGTCGCCGATGATCTTATTCGCCATCGCCGCAGTCATCCTATTCGCCTGGTGCATGTGCCTCGCAGCGGGGAGAAAACCGGACGCTTAGGTTGACGCGGTATGGCGAATGGTATACATTAGTGCATGCTTCTGACAGGGGCATTTCACATGAACAGTAATTTTCAAAACAATTGTCATCTGGGGGACTGGCGTAAAAGCCCACACCTCGGCGTCTGCCGAACTGTTCATTGGCCCTGTCAGCGCCGGTCCTCCTGATGACTGTTGAGGTTTTTAGATGTCAAAACTTTATAGAATCAAAGATTGGAATAAGCACTACGAGAATAATCGCACGCGCGAACTAAAGCGCCTCGATTGGGTGCCTGTTCCGATCAACCACGATGGCGATGGGTACACCCTGCTGACCGGCCATGACGACGCCCCCGCGCTACTCGGCTGCTGGCTCGCCATAGTACAAGTCGCAGCTAAGTGCGACCCACGCGGCACCCTCCTGCGACGTGCTAAAATGCCACACGATGCGGCCTCTTTGGCAAGAATTACACGACTTCCACAAGGTGCCATACAGCGGGCGCTAAACATTTGCGAGCACGAATGTAACTGGCTTGAAACAGAGGAGTTAGAAGATGGGTGCGAAAATCCCGCACCATCATGCGAAAATCCCGCATTAGGGTGCCTAGAAGGGAAGGGAAGGGAAGGGAAGGGAAAGAAAGGTGTTTTTGTTTTTTGCGACAGCCATGAAAACTCGGAAACGACAGCCGAACAAATCTACCAATCCTACCCCATCAAGGTTGGAAAGCCTGATGCACTCAGGGCAATTGAAAAGCAGATGCGAGAACACTGCCCCAGATGCCTCCTGTCCACAGTAGAGGCGTATGCCCTGCGGCGAAAGGGTAACGAAAAAGAGGTTCCGTCTGTCCCCCACCCTGCCACATGGTTCAATCAGCAGAGGTTTAATGACTCTCCCGAAACATGGGGACCAGACCGCGCACAGAAGTCAAATAGCGCACCAAGGGAGGTTCATTCCAACATTAAGCCGGGACAGGGCAACTACTGATGCCCACCACACCCACCATCGACCGCCTCCCGCCGCACGCCCTAGAAATGGAGCAAGGTGTCATCAGTTGCGTGCTTCAGTCGCCAAACGATTGCATGACTGAATGCGTTTCCAAGATGGGAAACACCCCTGAGATTTTCTACGACCTGCGCCACCAGACAATATTCTCGGCTTTGTTCGAGATGTATGAGTGTCGCACGGTCGTTGACATCATCACTTTGCAACAGTGGTTAAAAGACGCACAAACACTGGAGCAGGTCGGCGGTATTGCCTACTTGATGACGCTTCAAGACGCATCTCCAAGTTCCGCAAACCTGAGTTACTACATCGAAAAAATCCACGAAAAATATCTGCTCCGAAAAATCATCCACACCTGCACCAATGTTGTCAGCCGCGTTTACGATTTTGAAGGCGAGATAGCAACGCTGATGGATGAAGTAGAGCGGGAAATTCTTGCCATCAACGAATCCCGCGAGCAGAAACCGGAGGCGACAATCAAGGAGTTGGTTAAAGAGGCAATCAGCGACATTGAGGATATGCACCAGCGGCAGGGTGCGATTGCTGGCATATCGACTGGGCTGATCGACTTGGACCGGCAGACTGACGGGCTAAAGGGTGGCGAGATGATCGTAGTGGCTGGCTATCCTGGTTCCGGCAAGACGGCGCTCGCGATGAACATTGCCGAGCACGTCTCCATCAACCAGAAACTTTCGGTCGGCGTGTTCACGCTCGAAATGCCCGCCCGTGCTCTAGTGCGCCGTTTCCTGTTCTCCAACGCGAAGGTAAACGGTCACGCGATTCAGCGTGGCACACTGACCGAAGGAGACATCTCGAAACTGACCACATCGGCTGGCAGGATCGCCTCAGCACACATTCACTTCGACGACTCCAGCGACATCTCCGTCTTTGAACTCCGCGCCAAGGCTCGCAGGATGGCGCAGCAGCACGGAATTAAATTTCTGGTCATCGACTACCTGCAACTCCTGAGCGCGGTCGGTGGTGGCCGCAAGGTTGAATCGCGGCAGCAGGAAGTCACCGACATCTCTCGCGGAATAAAAGCCATCGCCCGCGAACTTGAAATTCCAGTGCTCGCCCTTAGCCAATTAAACGACGACGGCAAGCTCCGTGAATCTCGCGCCATCGGTCAAGACGCTGACGGCATTTGGATTTTGAAGCGCGACGAAGAAGCGGACGAAGACGGCGCGGTAATCCTCGACGTGGCCAAGAATCGCAATGGCCCGGTCGGAGCCGTAAACCTTTATTTCCATAAGCCGTTCACCCGTTTTGAATCCGCAGCAAAAGTTTCAGACAACGATTAACACCATGACTAACAAACCAAAACCCCGCCTCCACATCAAAGACTCTGGGGTTCGGCAGAATTTTAATACCGGGGCCGTGCGCGACACGAACGTTGGCAAAGGTCGATACGACCTACTGCCGCCGATTGCCGAGCATTTTCAAGCCCTCATCATGGAGGCTGGCGCAACCAAATACCAGGACCGCAACTGGGAAAAAGGAATGCCGCTCTCGCGATTTCTCGACAGTGCCCGTCGCCACCTCAACAAATTTCACGCAGGACTCACTGACGAGGACCACCTGACAGCGGCTATATGGAATCTCTGCTGCCTGCAACACCACCTGGTTCTCAACCCGCATCTGGACGACTTGCCGAAGCTGGATGCGAAACAACAACAGCGGCTAATCAAAACGGTTTACCACAATAAGAAATGAAATCACAACAAGAACAGGTCCGTGAATTTATGAAACTGGCGGGGCAGGAGTGTCCTGACTCGGTGGCAATCCCTGAACTTAACATCTGCATGTTGCGCTACAAGCTGCATGAGGAGGAGGCGGTTAAGGAATTGAAAGAGGCTTTTATCAAAGACGATCTCGTAAAAGTCCTGGACTCCATCTGCGACTCACTCGTTGTCGTCCTTGGCACTGCTGTCGCCTGCGGGTTCTCGCCGGAACAAGTCGAGGCGGGATTTGCCGAGGTCATGCGGAGCAACATGACCAAGTTCATTGATGGGTACCGACGAGATGACGGCAAGTGGATTAAAGGACCGTCGTACGCGCCCGCCAACCTTGAACCAATTGTCGCAGGAGGCAAGCAGTTTTGAGCCGCCCTGTCGAAATAAATTTCTCCCGCGTCTGGGCAATGCCGAACAAGGACACGTTCAGCATTCCGCCTATTGGTGATTTTGTCAGGCGGTATTTGCACAAGTCGAAAGTTTCGGTTGATCCTTTCGCCAGAAACAAATTGTGGGCTACACACACGAACGATCTTAATCCAGACACTCTGGCCGAGCATCACATGGATGCTGCGAGCTTCTTGAAGATGCTGGGTGGTCGTGGGGTGCAGGCGGATTTGGTCTTGATTGACCCGCCGTATTCTCCTCGACAAATCTCCGAGTGCTACAAATCAATCGGAAAACTGGTCGGAATGAAAGAGACACAAAGCGCAACTTTGTATAGCGGTGTTAGGGATTCTGTTATTCCGATTGTTGCGGACAATGCGATTGTGCTCTCGTTTGGGTGGAACACGGTAGGCATGGGAATAAATCGTGGCTTTGAGATTATTGAAGTTATGCTCTGTTGCCACGGTGGAGCACACAATGATACTATCTGCATGGCAGAAAAACGATCTAAAAATGGATACGTATCTAATGACAGACCAGCCTCCTACATGCCCGAACTGTGGTGTGCGGGTGGAGATAGTCTCGGGTGCAGAAACGAGCCACCAAGTGTGCAAGTGCCCGAAGTGTCACCTCCAGTTCAATCTGGAGAGCGACGAGGGTTAGTCGAAGGTTCCGACAACGCCAAACAACAACCACTCGGTATGCCGACTGACATACCTTTAACACAACCGATTGACGGAGAAAAAATATGACAACTGACGATCCGATTTTTGCGCTACTGATATTCATCGCAGCCTTATCATTATTTAGCCGGATTTTCAGCATTTCCAGTGACGACGAGACGGAAGAAGACCTCACCGACAAGGCCCAATCCGTCAGCGGCCTGTTCAACCAACTCCGTTTCGACCGCGAGACTCATTTGGGCAACGGAGACATTCACCTGAGCAAAGAAAACCA